TAAATCCTATACTAGGATATAAATTTGAAAAGTACGTAAAGAATACAGCAAAAGAAACAAACAAATACGGAATTAAACCAATACCTAACAAATGATTGCAAGAGCAAACGATTTAAAAGAAAGAATACTAGACATAAAACACGGTAGAATAAAAGAAGGTTTGAAGATAGACATAGACGAAATAGACGAGTACTTGCGATTTAAGCACGGAAACTTTAACCTGCTAATAGGACACGCTAACGTAGGAAAGACAACAGTACTTACATACCTGTTTACTGTTTGGGCAATAAAACACAATCTAAAGTTTCTTGTCTGGTCAAGTGAAAACACACCCCAAAGTATTGTAAGAAAGATTATAGAATTTAAGATGGGTAAACCAATACAAACTGCAACAGAAGAAAATATAGATGAAGCGGTTAAGTGGTGTGATACACATTTTAAAATAATAGACGTGGATAACCTTGTTACTTACAAGGAACTACTACAAGAAGCAAAAGCTATTAAAGATGCTTGGCACTACGATGCTTTAATGATAGACCCTTACAACAGTCTAGCTAAAGACAAACAGTTAATGCGTAACTTAGGTGGACACGAATACGACTACCAAGTAGCAAGTGAACTAAGATTATTTGCAAAACAAAACAATTTAACTATTTACCTAAATGCACACGGTGTAACAGAAGCAATGCGTAGAACTTACCCTAAAGGACACGAATACGAAAACTTACCTCAACCCCTTAACCTATCTCAAGTAGAAGGTGGTGGCAAGTGGGGTAACCGTTCTGATGATGTGCTGTGTGTCCACAGAATGACAGCACACCCTACTGAATGGATGTATTCAGAGTTGCACGTTTTGAAGGTCAAATCAACAGAATCTGGAATGAGATGCACCCCGTACGAAATGCCATTGAGGTTGCGAATGTCTAGAAATAATGTAGGATTTGAATTTCTAGGCAAAGACATTTTACACAGCAAAAAAACAGAAGTAAACGAAATAATATTTTGATACCATTAATATTTACATTACTACTAACATTAACCCTTATGCTTTTTTGGGGGCAGTTGAACAATGCACAAATGCACATAGGACTTTTGATGGGGTTAGTGTGTGGTGCTTTGTATTCTTATGTAGACATAGAAGAAGAAGATGTAACAGAACATACGTTGCAATGTTGCATATTTATAATTAGTTTTACAGTAATATGGGATACCCCCTTAAATGGTTAGAACTTGTTGCCGCACAGCACAAGGATTGGGTAGCTATCATCAATAGTTTTGGTGAGTATAGATATGCAGAAGATATTGTGCAGGAAATGTATTTTGTACTGATAAAGTATGCAAGTGAAGAAAAAGTTATAAAGAATGGTAAAGTAAGTAGAGGTTATGTGTTCTTTACTTTAAGAAGTTTGTACTATCAATATTACAACAAAAAGAAAAAAGTTGGGTTTGTTTTTATAGACCACGATGACGTATATACACAACTACCTCAACAAGACAACATAGAAGAAAACGAAGCGTTTCACAAAATCTGTGAATTAGTAGATGAGGTAGCAGATGGATGGAGTTGGTACGATAAGAAGTTGTGGAAGCTATATAGTCAAACGGATATGAGTATGCGTAAACTTGCAGCAGAAACATCAATAAGTTGGGTAAGTATTTACCACACATTAAAACACCTTAAAGAAGATTTAAGGAATAAACTAGAAGAAGAGTATTTAGATTTTAAACACAACGACTATGAACGAATTACCACCAAAAGACAAAAGGACTAAAGCCTACAAAGAGTGGGTTAAGAACCACGAACAAGCAAGTACAGGGGTAGGAGATACTGTACAGAAGATTACAAAAGCAACAGGAATAGAGAAAGCAGTTAAATTTTTGGCAGGTGAGGACTGTGGATGTGATGAACGCAAAGATAAACTTAACTACTTATTCCCCTATCAAAAGCCAAATTGCCTTACAGAAGATGAATTTAATTATTTGTCAGATCGTGTAGGTAAACTTAACAAGGTAACACCTGAAGAACAAAAAAGTTTGTTAGTAATATACAATAGGGTTTTTAAAGACAATAGAGAATTAACAGGTTGTAGCACTTGTTTTTTAAATGGGGTATGGAAGAAGTTAGAACGTGTATTTAAGGAGTACAGTTAATGCAAGAACAACAACTATTTGACCACCTTGTTAATTGTTGTTATCCAGACTTAGTAATGGCAAAAAACAAGATGAGTAGATGGGATTGTTACAGTCCTTCTACTTATCACAGGATAGAGTTGAAATGCAGGGAAAAGCATTGGAATACACTTATTTTAGAAAGAAAGAAGTACGATGCAATGATTGAGAAATGCAACGACAATCTTGATATACCTATTTACATTTGTTCTACACCCAATGGAGTTTATAGGTACAATCTTTTTTTGATTGAACCTGTATGGGAATTTGCAAGAATGAAAAAAACGACTTACTTTACAAACAACAATAGAGTAGAAAAAGAGGTGGCGATGCTGCCTGTGATAGATGCAGAGCAATTATGAGAGATACAATGCAAAAGAAATTTGATAACCTTGATGACCTTAAACTTACTAATTCACTTCTAATAATGCAGGAGAATGTAAGCGAGTGGTGTAACGCAAGACCTGAAAACGAACAACTGAAAGAAGTAAGAGAAGCACTTCTAAATGTTACATTCATTACAAACAAATTACAGCTAGACAGGGGAACATACCATTTAGCGATTGACCAATATAGAAACCAATCAACAAGGTCGATAGAACGTGCTAGGAAAGCAGATGAAAGAATTGCAGAACTAGAGAAACAATTATCAATATATAAGAAGAAAGAAGAACTAAGATTATGATGCAAAAACTATTAGTAGGATATGTTCTGTTTAGAACAATAGAATTTTTTATAGTATGGACTTGGAATAATTTTATAAAATGAGTGATACAGTAACAAAGTATTTTGAGAATGCAGACAGCACTATTCCTGTCGACCTTAGACAGACAGACAAGATAGTAGATGATGTAATAAGCAAATACAGACAACGTAGTGAACTAGGAATACAAAAGTATAACACAACATTACAAGACAACCCAGATGGATTCTATGCCTTCTTAAACCACCTACAAGAGGAACTGATGGATGCTACACTATACATTGAGAAACTTAAACAGCAGAAATGAAAGAAAGCGAATTAATACAGATGAGAAACAGGGTAGCTAATATGGAAAAAGTATTAGTTGCTGTCATTCTTAGATTGGAAAAATTAGAAGGTGTAGAAAAAAAAGATAGTGAATAACTTGTTTATATCAAAAATGTTTACGTAATTAGCATCATAATAATAAAACAAACAATTATGCAAAATGTTTATCAATGTTACGCTGATGAGCCAAGATGGTTTAAGATTAGCGAAGAAAGGTTCTTAGAACTTACTGAAGGTAGAGGTGCTTATAAGAAAGGCACAGCGTTAAAATCGCTAGAAGATTGTGGAACTATTAGAACTGAATTTTCTTTTTTTAAATCGGAAGTAGAGTATCTTATGGATTCGACAGAAGATAAGTTATTTAACTAACACAATCACAGGGGGAGAAATCCCCCTTTTTTAAAACAAACAATTATGATATACGAACAAGAAAGTTGGTGGGTAGAGTACGAGTACTCAAACTACACAGAAGAACAATTAGACAACATCTTAGATAATGCTGACAATTATTTAGATGGACACGTTAAACGAGCAAGATTTGAGAAAATAAAAAGACAAGCAATATGATTACACTACTAAACAACGAGCATTGGGGAAAGGAAGAAATCCTTGCAGAGATGTACAACGATGAATTTTACTATGGACACTTAGGACAACACGCACTAAGCAGTAGTAGTCTAAAGATGATTCTTAAATCACCCAAGACTTACAGAAACGTAACTAAGTATGGCGACCCTAGTTCAGACAGTCCTGCATTAGCACAGGGTAAGTTAGTACATTGGATGATATTAGAACCACACAAAGTAGATGAGTTACACTTTGTAGAAGCATCAACCAAGAACACCAAGATATACAAAGAAGCGAAAGCAGCACACGGTGAGGTATTTCTGAACAAAGAAAAGAGCCAAGCAGAAAGAGTTGCAGATGCTGTACTAAGAAACGAAGCAGCACTTAAACTACTAAACAAATCAGAGTTTGAGGTTCCTGCAATAGAAATGATAGAGGGGTTACCTTTTAGAGCAAAGGCAGATATTATACAAGGAGACACCATAATTGATTTAAAGACTTCTGCTGACCTTTCTACATTTAAGTATAGTGCAGATAAGTATGGCTACGATTTACAGGCTTATATGTACAAGAGAATGTTTAAGGCAAAAGACTTTAAGTTCTTAGTGGTAGACAAAGGAAGTTGTGATATTGGCATCTTTGAAACAACAGAAGAATTTATAGCAAGAGGTGAGGACAAATTCAAACAAGCAGTAGACAACTACAAGTACTTCTTCCAAGAAGAAAATGATATTGACCAATATGTAATGAGAGGCATATTATGATGGACAAATATATAGATGCACAAATTTGTTTTGTGGATGGTGAATGGAAGTTAAGAGTATCAAAAGAAACAGTAGATAAAATAAAAGAAAAAATAGAAAATGACAGACGTACTAGCACTAAGAGATAACGCTAAACATCAACTTGCACAAATAAAAGACATTGAAACAGGTGTTGAATATTTAAACAAAGTAAAAGCTATTGAGGTTTGGGCAAAAGCAGAAAAAAAAGATGCTGAACTACAAAACGTAATAGCAGAACAAAAGTTGAGAACGCAAAGAATATTGGGTGGTTTATTAAAAACAGAATTACCAAAAGGAAGAAGTGTAACAGGGGATGACACATTATCATTGAATAGTATAGGTATAAACAGAAATCAAAGTTCAGCATTTCAAAAAATAGCTTCTTTACCACAAGAAATATTTGAAGAAGAAATATTAACTGCAAAAGAAGAAAGCAGTAAGAGAATAGAACTTACTACAAGTAGAATGCTAAAAGCAGCTAAAGTGTATGACTTATCACAAAAACAAAAGAAGTGGGAAGAAAAAACAGAACAAAAACCTATTACAGATAAATATATAGATATATATAGTACACAAGATAAGTTTAGGGTAATTTACGCAGACCCAGCTTGGTCCTATAATGATAAACAAAATACACCTAATTTAGGTGGTGCAGAAAAACATTACGGAACAATGTCTAATAATGATATATATAATTTACCTGTAAATAATATAACAGAAAAAGATGCTGTATTATTTCTATGGGTTACATCTCCTTTGTTGAAAGAAGGACTGCAAACTATAAATAGTTGGGGTTTTAATTATAAGACATCTTTTATATGGGATAAAGTTCAGCACAATATGGGACATTATAATTCAGTAAGACACGAATTTCTATTAGTTGCAACAAAAGGAAATTGCACACCAGATAATAAAAAACTACACAACAGCGTACAAAGAATAGAAAAGAGTAATAGGCATAGTGAAAAGCCTATTGAGTTTTTAGATATAATAGATGAACTGTATAACTACGGCAATAAGATAGAGTTGTTTTGTAGGGATATTAAAAAACAAAATTGGTATGGATGGGGTAATGAATTATAAAAAATATGACTGAATATTACAAAAAACAACTTGCGGATGGTAAAGCATTTGAAAAGTATATTAAGGAACAACTATTATTAAAAAGAAAGTTGCATTTAGATATAATAGATGATAAATTTGACCAATATAATATTGGAGAAACAAAGCAAGGGTATGAAATAAAATACGATAAAAGGTTTCAAGAAACAGGTAATTTATATATAGAGTACGAAGAAAAAACAGATGTAAAAAATTATAAATTTGTTAAGTCTGGAATATTTAGACAAGACAATACCCATACTTGGATAATAGGTAACTACATAGAAGCATATATGTTTGATAAAAAAGAATTACAAGGTATTTATTCAAAAGCACTTGCATATAAATATGTGGAAACTAATACATCTAAAGGGATGTTATTGAATAAAAATTTAATAGAGAAATATTCAATAGATTATATCAGATTTGAATAAAGAGATATACAGGTTTTACAGGATAGCAATCCTAGACATAGCAGAGGGTGTACCCCTAGAAGAACTAGAGATTTACTTAAAGATGTACGAGGATGTAGAAGACTACGAAGCCTGTGCAGGAATCCTTAAAGCAATCAAAGAAACAAGATACGATACAATACAAAACATTAAAGAGAAAAAGAATGATATTAGATAATATAGCAGAAATGGTAGCAGCAGAGTTAAAAACAAACCTGCACCAAAACAATAGAAAACAAAGAAACGTATTAGCAAGAGCAGTCTATTACAGATTAGCAAGAGAATACACACCTTACTCACTACAAAGAATAGCTGACGTTTTTAAAAAAGACCACGCCACAGCACTATACGGATTTAGAATGTTTGAAAACTTTAAACTACAACCTAATCTATATACACGTGAATTAGCAGCATACGAAACCATAGGAAAAGTTCTAAAGAAGGTTAAGGTAAAAAAGAATGAAACCCACATAGAAAAGCTAATAAGATATAAGGAAGTTGCAGAACAAGAAAGAGATGATGCAATAGAACTAGCAGAAAAAGCAAAGTATAGACTATATAGACTAACAAGTTTTCTCAATGGATATTACAAGACAAATAAATACTCTAAATACGCAGAACTATAATGGAATACTCACTACTTCTATTTGTAATTACAGCATTTGGATTGTTAGCTATGGCAGTCTATGAATACTTTAAGGATTAACAAAACATACTAAATCTTATTGTTAGTATATAGATATTGAATAATCAAACTTTTTCAAATTGGATAAAAGGAAGTTTAATGGAGGTGCAAGAGCAGGTGCAGGTAGAAAACCTAAGGCTGAAGAAATACAACTTGTAGAACGTTTATCCCCATTAGAAGATGATGCGTTAGCTGCATTAGCAGAAGGTGTAAAGTCAGGGGATATTAAATGGGTTACTCTTTATCTTAACTACTATCTTGGGAAACCAAAAGAAACTAAGGACATCTCTATAAACGAAGATGTACCTTTGTTTATAGATTAGGGATAACCTAAACCCTATCTGTAAAATATATGCAGATAAAGAAAACAGAAGCACTTACCAAACTAAGAAACCTCAACAGCAGGGTCAAGATTGTACGTGGTGGTACATCAGCAGGTAAGACTATTTGCATCTTGCTTATCTTGATTGACTACGCAATCAAAAATAATGATGAGGTTATATCTGTTGTAACAGGCACAGTTCCTGCATTAAGACGTGGAGCATACAAAGATTTTATTCAAATAC